CCGGTCGCCTTGGCATAGTGGGCAGCGAGAACCACAGAGGACTCGAACACGGGCAAAAAGATGTGCTCCATGAGTTGTACGCGGTGTATTTTTTTATGAGTACATTATAGTAATGGCAGCAATTTCGGTTCTTCAACTTCGAAACATGGCAACAAATTTACTTGAAAATCCACCCGAGAGAAAAAGATTAACAGAACAGGAATACATAGCCTCTTTAAAGAATCGAATTTTATCAACCCGTGTTCCTAGTGTTTCTATACAAAGCATTGTAAACACTTTTAATGAACCTGTGACACGTGAACAATTCAATAACGCTCTTCAAAGTCTCGTTGCGTCAATAGATGTTTTTATTCCACCCGTTCATACACCAGTATCACTCCAGGATATAAGTTTAGAACTCGGGAGAATAAGTCAAGTTACCGACTCTATCGATCAAGAAATATTATTCATCAACTACATTCCATTTATTTCTCAATACTTGGATACTACAAATGTAAGAGATTCGCTCGGTACACGTAATCAAAAATTAGTACTTGCAAGTTTCATTCAGGATTTTAACAGACGTGTTGATGCTCTTACCGACAAGACTAAAGTTCCGGAGTTTCAGTTTATTGTTCCATCGCACAACAATTACGTCAAGAGCGTACAATTGGCTCGTTCGAAACCAGAATCCGACTCTGTTACTGCGGCGTACACAAATATCATATACAACCTAATTCACACAAGTCTTGTGATCCCTCCGTGGACTTTTCCAACGGAAGTATCACTTTTAGGGTTTTATACATCCGTAGCCACATCAAACACATCATTTATGGTATACCTATCAGATCAAACACCTGGTCTTAATATATCAAATGGGTGGGTCGTCAACGGGCTTTCGGGTGTGTACGGAAATGTGAGAGTTGTTGATTATACCGCGAATGTATACGGAGATGTTGTCATTTCGGCTGGACCCCCTGCAGTCTCATTCCCATTTGTATCAAATGCACGCGTCGTATCCGATCAACCAAATCCCAACATGACACCAAGTTCAATTATACGTCTGATATTTACACCACCCCTCGCGACAAGTTCAATCGTGTCAAATGTCGTCGCTGCACCGAGTTTTGGATACTACGATCCGAGGTACTTTGATGCGACTCGTATAATCGGTACTCCAGGTGAAATTCGAGACTTGAATTCAAATGTCATGACATCCGAGGGGCGTGAAGTATATACGACAGTCGTTGATCGTGGAGCTGGGACGGGCGCACTCACGGCACTCGTTGCAGTTGGAGCACAAGATAAATATATGTATGGGGGTGAATCAAAGTGGACTCCATACATTCTTCAACATACACCATTTGTCCTTTCTCAAAGACTCACAATTCCATTGGCAAACGTCGGGGGGTATCTTGGAAAAACAGTTCAAATTGACTTATTTCCTCGTGAACGAGGTGATCTCATTTCAAATATGTACCTTCAATGCGCGCTTCCTGCCCTTCCAAGTGGATATTACTATACAGAACTCACTGGAAGGGCGATTATACAAAAAGTTGATTTTTTAGTGGATGGAGAAGTTTATGAATCAATCACAGATGATTGGTACGTCATCAACGATCAATTGGCGCTCGACGCAGACGAAAAACTCGGAATGTATAAACTGGTCAGTAACGGAACACCGGAAAACACAAACGTGACTGCGACGACTCAACTCAGTTTAATCGTTCCTCTCGAATTCTTTTTCTGCCGGCGGTTCACACACATGCGTCAGAATAAAAAGCCGTATTTTCCAATGTGTGCTCTTACGAATTCGACAATTTCAATCCGCTTCACATTTAACAAGTCCTCGTGGATCACGAATGCGCCAATTGCGGTTGATTTAATCAAACCACAATTGTTGCTTGAAGAAATTACACTTTCTCCCACAGAACGAATGTATTACAGAAGTAAACCCTTGCAGTTGAGAGTTCCTCGTGTTTGGAAAGAGGCGGTTCAGTCATTTTCTGGTGGGACTGCTCGTCTGAATCTCACAGCTGATTTCAATGTTTCTATGATGGTATGGTTTATTCGAAACAAGGCGTACGAAAAAGAATCTAGTTCATACTATTCATCCAGATATTCGTATGGGTACACTACAGAATACATTGTCGCTGCGACGCCTGTAACATTTTTCAATGGAGTTGAATTAAAGTACATTGACACGATCGAGTATGCGACATTGTACTTGAACAACCAAAACATTCTTTCAAATTTTCCAGGTGGTCTTTATTATACATTTAAGCAGGCGATTGATCACGGACTTTCAGTTCCGACAAAGAGCATGTATATGTACTGCTTCAGCGAAAAACCTTTACAGTATAACCACGACGGAGGCAGTTTGGACTTTTCTAAACTCAACTCACAGACAACACATCTCGATATAAAATTCTTGGAGCAGTATGCTCCTCAGATTCAGGCTGAATACTCGCTCAACCTGTACTACTACGGATACGTAAACTTGGAAATTGTAAATGGGCGAATTATGCGTATTTAACTATGAAACAATCAATATTACCAGAGTTTGAGAGACTTTCAAAAATAGTTCCATCAGAATTGTAAATTGTTACTGGGGATGATTCGTAATACCCAGTCACATAAGAGTTCTCTGACCCGTCGACTGAAATAGAGTTTCCAAGATCAGATCCCGTACCACCGACGTGGGTCGCCCATTGAGCAATCCCAGATGTGTTATACTTGACTATGAAAGTATCATTATTTCCTTCATTCGGAAGAGTTCCAAATATAGTTTCATCAGAATTGTAAATTGTTACTGGGGATGAATCGTAATACCCAGTCACACAAGAGTTTCCTGAACCGTCGACTGAAATACCATACCCGGTATCAACTCCTGTACCTCCGATATGTGTCGCCCATTGAGCAGTCCCCGACGTGTTATACTTGACTATGAAAACATCGTTACTTCCTCCATTCAGAAGAGTTCCAAAAGTAGTTCCATCAGAATTGTAAATTGTTATTTGGGGCGAATTGTAAAACCCTGTCACATAAGAGTTCCCTGAACCATCAACTGAAATACCATATCCGGTATCAGACCCTGTACCTCCGATGTGTGCCGCCCATTGAGCAGTCCCGGACGTGTTATACTTGACTATGAAAGTATCATAATCGCCATCATTTACGAGAGTTCCAAAAGTAGTTTCATCAGAATTGTAAATTGTAACTGGAGAAGAACCATACAGACCTGTGACATACAAATTTCCAGATCCATCGACTGTTATACTTTGTCCGTTTTGAGGACCTGTAGAACCAGAAATACGTGTCGCCCATTGAGCAATTCCAGACGTGTTATACTTGACTATGAAAACATCGTTACTTCCTCCATTCAGAAGAGTTCCAAAAGTAGTTTCATCAGAATTGTAAATTGTAACCGGTGAAGAAGTATACCACCCAGTGATATAAGAGTTCTCTGAGCCATCAACTGAAATACCGAGTCCAACATCGTAAAGAGAACCAGCAATACGCGTCGCCCATTGAGCAGTCCCGGACGTGTTATACTTGACTATGAAAGAATCAGCCAAACCAGAGTTTGTAAGAGTTCCAAATGTACTTTCATCTGAATTGTAAATTGTAATTGGTGAAGAATAATAGTACCCTATGAGATGCGAATTTCCTGAACCATCAACTGAAATACTGCTTCCAACATCTCCACCGCCGCCAAAGCTTGTACCAGTAATGTGTGTAGCCCATTGAGCAAATCCAGTTGTGTTATACTTGACTATGAAAGTATCAGCACTCTCAACATTCGTAAGAGTTCCAAATGTACTTCCATCTGAATTGTAAATTGTAACTGTTGAGTCGACGTAGTATCCTGTGACATAGGAATTTCCAGATCCATCGACTGAAATACCTTGACCATTATCGTCGCCTGTACTAGCAATACGTGCCGCCCATTGGGCAGTCCCAGTACTGCCCGGAGCCGGCGGAGGAGGAGGCTGGGGAGGCGGGGTGGATATACCTGAGGAAAATGGAGTTGTACCACCCTCTCTCAGTGGATTCAATGTAACTCCGTCGCCATCTTTGATTCTAAAAAGGTTGTACGAATGGGCATACATTCTCAAATTTCTTTCACTCGAAGGACTTGCTGTAAGTGTCAATGAATGTTGTTGGCGCGTAATATTTGTCATATTCATTTCACCAGTTGGTTGATCGTTTTCAGGCTCGAGTGCGAATGAATACATGTAGTAATTACCATTCGGAACACGTGTGTGGTACTGTAAAGGCTGAAGTACGTGAAGATATTGTGCAGATGCGTAGTCATTTGTGATGAAATCCTGATTATTGAGCGTGAGCTGAAGCTTTACGAGATGGTTTCCATAATCGTATACATTTGATGCAGCATCACTCTGAATAACCCAAAAAAGTTCCTTGACATCATTTACAAACTCTGTGTAGTATGTGTATGTCGTCTGGGTCGTTGATGTCGGAATTTTAAATTGTAATCGTTGAAATGTTTGTGTGAGATACACGAGTACATTCTTCTTGAACCATTCTCGTTCAGGCTGCGACAAGTACACATACTCAACAAACAAATCAACCTGAATGGGGTTTGTATAAATCGAAGTTGTAAATATACTCGAAGGGTTAAATACGACCCGAAACTTTGGAGCCTCTTTAAGAGAAATCAACGGAATACCTTTTTTTAAAATCAAAAACGGCAAGGGTATGTGGTATGAACTCAAAGCAGTCGTTGTTCCTGTCCCAACCATGGATGTCAAAGCACTTTGTTTCCCCTGTGGAACTTTAATGTCTCCGAGCATGTACAGATTTTCCCCGTAAATACGTTCGATGAGTTGGTCCTTGTATGAAAGTTCAATGCGATCGATCATCGCAGTTCCTGCGCTCGGTTGTACTGTTGTTGGTGCGTCTGTAGGCCATGTCACACGGAGGTACATGGAATGAGCCAAGTCACCAACTTTAGCAATCCATACTGTGATATCATCCCCCCAATGTACGTCTTTTGGAAATTGCAGACGTATCACCTGTCTCGAGAATTGAGCTGGGAGATCCTCCATATTTACAAAGCAGAATTAAATAACAGTCCTCCGAGCCCACCTTGATACCCAAGGACGTTGAACGATTTGCTGTACACTCGAATGTACAAATCTGAAGTTGGTGCTGACTCCAACGTAACGTCAAGAACTGGGTATGCTATACGGGACATGTTGAGCGTTCCGGAAGGGTGAAGTTTTTCTGGATCCAACGAGAATGAATACACATTGACGTTACTGCTCGTCGGCATGGTTGTGTGTGACTCGAACGCCCGGATGTATCTCACAGTCACTTGATCATCGTCAATGATAATTTCGTTATTCAGACGGAGAATGATTCTGCTGACGACACCTGGATCTTGTACGACGACCCACAACTCACGTACTGGATTGACAAATTCGAGCGGGAACGAATCAGTCGTGTGACCTTGTTTGAATACGAACTCGTTGAGATCAGTTTGACCATACAATGAAACTTGATTCGTTGGAGGAGGTTTGACATATTTTTCGTATTTCACAATGACACTTGTAGGGAGGTTAGTTCCTGACATGGTCAAAGGATCAAACTGAATAAAGTCACAGTATGTCCAATTTGGATCATATGATTCATCAGCTTCCACAATATAAATATATCTCGAACCTGTTATGAACTTTAAACCCTGTACTGTAAGTTTATAAGACGGGTCTGTATTACTGACATCTGTACGGTGAGTGTTAAGTGTTATTTGAGGATGAGAACCGTCTGAAGCAGTAATTTCATCTGGTCGAAAATCAATCCATTTCCATGAATTTACATCATCAAAAGGTTTTGTTGTATCATATTGATGCCATGCTGTTATTCTTGAAAAAGTACCAGAATAAATAATATCATCAGAATTAGTGTAAAAATACATATATTTACCATCAAACCCACCAGCCGAACTAAAATCAAAATTTGATGCACGAATTAATGTATCTCCTGTGAAATATTCCCACGAAGATTGTTGATCAATAGGTTTTGTGATGTCATACCGTGAAAAATATCCAGTTGAACCACTTGTAGAGCTTGAACCCGTGTACAGATATTTACCATCTGTTGAAAATAAAGTATTGTGTAATGGGACTGGATTTAATATAGTACAATCTACTTGTGAATAAGCATCTGTACTTAAAAAATTTTGTGTATCCAAACGTGCTATATACGATGGACCACCGTCAACTGAATATGTTGGAAAATAAATATACCGACCATCAAACACGGGTTTGAAATAATAGTTTGTATTTGTCAACTGTAGTGTATCATATATACCCGGGAAAATATCTTTTACCGAAGCCGGAAGACCAGATGGTGATAAAGTAGGATATGAATATGAAGTCGATGTGTTAAAATCACTCATTGAATCGTATCTTAGCCACATGAGATTTGTATGAAGTCTATTTCCAGGTATAAATTGAGAATCGCCACCAGGATCTATTTTTGTAGGAAGTGGGTATATCAACGTTCCAACAACAATGACATCCGATCCATCTTGTGTCATTGAAGATATAACTGATGACAAAGGAAACATAGTTGTGTTTATAAGTGATGTAGTCGAAGCATATGTAGCCCAAAAAGTCTGAAGAGCTGCTTGGTCACCCGCAGATAGTGGAGCAGTTTTGTTATAAAATCTGTACGTAAGTGTCCATATTGTACGGAGTCCGTTAAGTGATCCACTCACAAGACTCGTGTATGTAGAGCCTATTATATAATAATTTATTTTGTATTGTAAATACACGTAACGAGCATCACTGAGTATATCAAAAATTTGATTATTTCCATCCCCGTATGGAGTAGGTGGAAATGAACTAAAAAAACTGTATGTACTTTCCGTCCAAGGAGTCGTACTTTCAGTAAGAATTGTGGCTATATCGGCTTTTTTAACATATCCACCTATTCCTTTATAAATTGTTCCCCCGTTTATGGTTATAAGCGGTAGTCCGTAATCACCACCTGGTGTCCATTTATAAAAAGTCCCTGTGTCTTCGTTGTAAAATCGATATGAAGAATCAGGAAATAATGGACCCATAATGACATAATTTTTCCACCCTATAGCCGATTGTATATTAAAATTGTTTGTACCGTCAGCTGTGATTGCTTGGAGGTTTGATGTTACATATGAAGCCCCGTCCAGAAATCCATTTGTCGTGATTAAATTCGAAGGAAGGTTTTCAAATTTTTCAAATTCGACATTGACTCGAACCTCTTGATTTTTAAGAGCATTCATACTTATCGTATCCATATCAAAGTTGAGACGAGTGTAGTACTTTCTAGGAGCCGTGATGGTTGACGTGTCATTTTTACCTTGAAGAATCGTGAGTCCAGCTTGATTTTCGTACGGTATCCCGAGATCATCCTCTATGATCAGTCTTTCACTCGTAAGGCGATCGATCGTTTGACCACCGATGGTCAATGACGCATTTTTTA